TAGATGCCTTTAGCATATCATTCAGATCCAAGATCATCAGAAAATAAAGAAATTTATATTAAAATGTTGAACGATGCAACAAAGCATTGGGTTGATAATTTTAAATCACCTGTTGATGGTATATCGAGAATGATTTTTGATTCTGCAGCAGCATACCCAACATTCTATTGTGAGTTTGCACCAAATTCGATGGTAAAAGCACCAACATATAACTTAATAAATGGTGTTTGGCAAGATACTTCGGATTATGATTATCGTTATTTTTATAGAAATACAGGTCATTTAAATAATTTCTTATTATGGTATTTGGGTTCAAATATGACAATATTTGCTGATCATGGATTACATACAAAAGAGAGTCCATATGGTGCAATTTATTTTGATCCAGAAAAATCAATATGGAACAATGAAGTAAGAAATTTCAAGATAGGACTTGAATTATCACAATCATCAATATTTGATTCTGATGTAACACCAGATCAATCTGTTGGTCACTCAAGAAGAAGAACTAACTCTAATCTATCACAAGAAGCGTTTGAACAAGCATTGGACAAGTGTGGTTTAGATTCTTCAGTGCATCCATCTGGATGGTATGACTCTGTTTCTGGTAGAACATGGACTGGTTCTTACAAGACATACACAGCATCATACTTAGCAAATCTATCTGATATACAATATTGTTCACATTATAGTATAAATGCATGTACACCTGTTGGAATAAATGTAGGTTCTTGGTCATATAGAAGATCTATCATCAAAACAGATGGTAGAGGATCCAAACAATCAGAATTTGGACCAAATAAATTATACAAATATGGGTTAATTACTGGCAAAACATTCAGCGGAAAATCATGGGCTGATAGAACTACACATTGGGCATTTAGTCTTTTTAACAATTCTGATTATTCACCAGATTTATTTGTAGCCCCATATGATGCATTAGAAACTTTCCCAAATGCTTTAAGATCTAAGTTAAATAATCTTAATAATATTTCTTTGGGTATTGATAGTAATGGAAATCAAACAAGCACAAATAATAATGTGTTTGATGATCTTGCTGTTGATTCTGTTTGGAGAAATCAACCAACATCAACAAATTCTTTTGGATTTGATCACGATGCTATATTGGCTACTAAACCAGAGGGAACTCTTCCAAGGTCAATAATATTGCAATCGCATTTGGATACAAAAGGATTTAAAACAAGAGATCAGTACGGTGTTACTGAATATTTTGGTTCTCCAACTTTGCCAGATCCAAAAAGTGCAATAAAGGGAACTAGTGGCAATCATATGATAGGTGAAATGTTTGCTTGTGCAAGCATGAATAATCCTTCATTATTAAACCCAACTTATTTCCCTCAATTCAACAATACATTTACTGAAAATAATACAACATTGAATAAGGTTGTTTGGAAGAAAGTAAATGGATCAGATTTAGTAATGACTAAATTCTTTAATTGGATATCTTCTAATAGTACAGTTCCTGGTGGCGATTTTAACATAGCACCTATTGATCAAATCAAGGGAGATATTCGTTACTGGGTAAGTGAAGGACCGAATACTGATAGAAAGTATTGGTATGCTGATTCTTATGTAAACTCATCTTCAAACAATCTATCTGGTCTTTCATGGACTTGGTTGAGAGATAGAAGATTCACAATTTATGTTTTATTCCCTCTACTCTTGAGAAGAGGATTGAGCATCATAACAGACATAATGAGTTATCATTCTTATGAACCAAGTTCATCAATGTTCATGAATATTAATTATGATCCTACTAATCCAAACGAACCGTTGGTAAAACCACCAACTAAAGAAGAGTTGTTATATGTCTTCATGTCTGCTGGTATTAGTAATCCAGAAATGTTGGAAAACTTCTATAGTTCATTCCATGTTTCTAGTCAGTTTGCATGATATAAATAATATTGAGGTATATTATGGATGACAAAAAAACAGTTGACGAGAAGTTAGAAGACGCATTTAATTTGCCAAAATCTGTTGGTGAGATAGTGGAGCAAGAACCAATTGTTCTTACACCAGTAGAAAAAACAGATGTTGCTACAACAGATTTTGAAGCGGTTAGATCTAATCTATACAGTATCATTGAAAAGGGCAATAAAGCAATCAATGGTATTCTTCATGTTGCATCTGAGGGAGATTCTCCAAGAGCATATGAGGTAGTTTCTCAACTTATCAAAAGTGTAGCAGATGCCAATAAGGATCTTTTACAACTCCATAAGCAATTGAAAGAAATTAAAAATGATACTCCAGCATCAACTCAATCTGCCCAAAATATTACAAACCAGTCAATATTTGTGGGTAGCACAAATGAACTACAGAAACTATTAAAAGGTAAGATGCAGGAATTGAAACAAATAGAATCTGATTCATGATAGGTGATAAAAACTCATATCTAGGCAATCCAAATCTAAAGAGAACTAATGTTCCTGTTAACTTTACTCAAGAACAGGTTGAGGAATATTTAAAGTGCTCTGAAGATCCTGTCTATTTCATGAAAAATTATATCAAGATTGTAAACCTAGATAAAGGTCTTGTTAATTTTAAATTGTACCCATTCCAAGAGAAACTTGTCAATCTAATACGAGACAATCGTTTCGTTATTGCTAAGATGCCTCGTCAGTGTGGTAAATCAACCACAATTATATCCGATATTTTACATCATGCTTTATTTAATCCAAACCAGACTATTGCCATTCTAGCAAACAAAGAGAAGTTGGCTAAAGGTCATATGGATCGTCTAAAGACAGCATATGAGAACCTCCCTAAATGGCTACAGCAAGGTGTAAAGGAGTGGAACAAGCATTCTATTGAACTTGAAAATGGTTCCAAAGTTATAGCATCTGCAACATCAGCATCTGCTATCCGTGGTGGATCTTATAATTATATTCTTCTGGACGAGTTTGCTTATGTTCCAGAGAATATAGCAAATGACTTCTATAGTTCAGTATACCCAACCATCACATCTGGTAAAACGAGTAAACTTGTTGTGATTTCAACCCCATATGGTTTGAATCTTTTTTATAAACTATGGATAGAAGCAATAGAGGGAAGAAACAGTTTCAAACATATAGATGTTCACTGGTCTGATGTTCCGGGTAGAGATGATGAATGGTATAGGAGAGAAGTTCAGAACTTAGGTGAAGACAAATTCAGAACCGAACACGAATGTGATTTTATCGGTAGTACCAATACTCTTATCTCTGCAGACAAACTTAGAACTATGGTGTTTAAGTCTCCTGTCCATACAACAACTGATGGACTTAAAGTTTACGAGAAACCAGTGGTTGATTCTAAAAATCCAGCAAACAATCATACTTATATTTTAACAGTAGATACGGCTAGAGGAACTGGTAATGATTATCATGCATTTACAGTTATTGATATAACCAAGACACCATATAAGATAGTTGCTACATTTAGAAATAATGAAATATCCCCACTTGTTTATCCGAATATAATTTACCCAATAGCAAAGCAGTACAATGATGCTTATGTATTAGTTGAAATAAATGACATAGGTGGACAGGTTGCTGATTTATTACATAGTGAATTGGAATATGATAATATTTTAATGTCTAGTGTAAGGGGTAGAAAGGGTCAAACCCTAGACGGTGGTTTCGGTGGTTCGGGTCAGACCCAACTTGGACTTAGGACTACAAAGGCTGTAAAGCGTCTAGGATGCTCTGTGCTGAAGTCTCTGATAGAATCGAACAAACTACTCATTGCAGACTATGACATCATCCAAGAACTCGTATCATTTATTGCAAAAAATAATTCTTTCGAAGCAGATGGTGGTCATACAGACGACTTGGTTATGTGCATGGTTTTGTTTGGATGGCTAACCACTCAGAATTACTTCAAAGATTTGACCAACATGGATATAAGAAGAACCGTGTTTGATGAAAAATTAAAACAATTAGAAGAAGAAATGACACCGTTCGGTATTTTAGATGATGGAATTTCATATAATAATGAAGAAACTGATTCGTCTGGTACTGTGTGGAGGGATGCCGAAAATAGAAATAATGATTTTTATACATAATCGTAGACCAAAATTAGGCGAATAAGGAGAGAAAAATGGCATTTCAACTAAGTCCCGGTGTAGAAATCAAAGAATTTGACCTTACTAATGTAATTCCTGCCATTGCAACAACCCCAGCTGGTTATGTCGGCATGTTCCAATGGGGTCCACAAGACCAAAGAGTATTAATTACAAGCGAAAAGCAATTACAATCTGTATTTGGAAGCCCAACAACAGATTCAACCATGGCAATATCATGGTTTGTTGCTTCAAACTTCCTTTCATACGGTGGTGCATTGCAAGTAGTAAGAGCATCCCACGCATCAGATTTAAACGCAACAGATACCGGAAGTGGTGCTTTAGTACAAAATAGAGACAAGTATGAATCATTCAATGGCACATACACTTTCAAGTTTGCAGCAAAGTACCCAGGTACATTAGGAAATGGACTAAAGGTTGTAGTAATCGACGGCGATGTTACAACAAACACAGACACTGAGTGGACAACTTTCACAGATACATATGGAATTCCAGGCACCTCATCATTTGCTTCAAGTTTAGGAGCAACAAATGACGAGTTGCATGTTCTAGTAATAGACGCAACAGGCAAATGGTCAGGAACCCCAGGAACAGTTCTAGAAACATTCCTTGGAGTTTCAAAAGCAAAGAATGCAAAGAGTGCAGACGGTACTACAAACTATTGGAAGAATGTAGTAAATAACAAATCACAATATGTTTGGGTAGGTAGTTCAGAAACAGCATCTGCTCTCTTCACAGGTTCTCAAGCATGGGACACCGATGCTACAACAACATCTTCATTCAAACAACTAGTAAATCTACAAGATTACATCTTAAATGGTGGATCATTGAACAATCCAAGTGATGGCACAATCTCTGCAGCATTCCAAACACAATTTACAAATGCAGAAGAGGTAGATGTTTCACTACTCATCGCAGGTAACATCAGTGCAACAGAAGCAAAGAAGGTAGTTGAAATTGCTGCAAATCGTCAAGATTGCATTGCATTCGTATCACCATTAGCAACAACAATTGGATCATACGGTTCAAGTTCTGCAACAATCTTCTCAGCAATCAAAGATTATAAGACAACCGTTGGTAACTCATCTTACGGTGTAATGGACGGAAATGCAAAATATCAATATGATAGATTTAATGACCGTTTCCTATATGTGCCACTATGCGGCGATATCGCAGGTTGCTGTGTAAGAACAGATAACACCAAGGAGCCTTGGTACTCACCAGCAGGTTACGATAGAGGTCGTATTAACAATATCGTCAAACTCGCATGGAATCCATCAAAGGAATACCC